TCGATAAGGGCGGCGTTCGGGAGATTGAACGCTTCAAGCAGAGCGGAAACGGCGTCCTATTCGCGGCGGGCGCACTGTGGGAGGGGATAGACATCCCCGGCGACGCGCTCTCCATGCTCATCATCGTCAAGCTGCCCTTCGCCGTACCTGACCCCATCGGCGAGTACGAGCAGACCTTGTACACAGGCGTGGACGAATACAAAGAGTGCGTCATCGTGCCGGAGATGCTCATCAAGCTGAAACAGGGCTTCGGGCGGCTCATCCGCACGGAAGATGACACCGGCGTTGTGGCGATACTCGACAGCCGCGTGAATCGTGCCGGCGCGTATCGCCAATGTGTGTTGGAGGCTCTGCCGGAGTGCTATGTGACCGATGATGTAGGCATGATTGATGGGTTCATGCAGGTGAAGAAGTCGCCCGATTATTTTGCGTAACCAAGCTATTCCCAAGTCGGGAATAAGCCCCCCATATTGACTGGAGGCCGGGAGCACTAGACTGCACCCCGGCCTCTTATTCGTCTACCAATCAGTCTTAATTTTTTGCCTTTGCTTTCTGCAAGGCAATACTTTCAAGCACATAGGCGCGACCCGCTTTGTCCAAGGCCAAGATGTTAGATATTACTTCGCCGACTGTGTGATTTGCATCGACCTTTTTATTCAACACATCTATCCCCTGCATACATTGCGTTCGTCCAAGGATGTAGTCAGCAGATACATTATAAAAATCGGCAAGTGGCGTCAAGGTTCGAGTTGGGATTTCGTGTTCGCCGGTTTCATATTTTGAATAATACTGCTGTGATGTCCCAATCACTTTAGCGACTTCAAGCTGTGTTAAGTCCTTATCTTCACGGAGGCTGCGGAGAATATCAGTATAGCTTTTCATTTATACACCCCTTTTCGTTTAGAAAAAGGTATCATACACAACAAATTATGTATTGACTTTCTCTGGATATGGCGTATCATAAAATGTAATCACGTCACATTTAGAGTAAAAGGAGATGCAAATGAAAGAAAGAAAAACATTTGCCTGTGCATTCACAGGCCACCGTCCGGGGCGCTTTTGCTTTGGATACGATGAAGAACATGAGCAATGCAAGCAGCTAAAGTCTGTTTTGGCTGATCAAATAGCTGCATTGATTGATGCAGGCATCACTACCTTTTACACCGGCATGGCCCAGGGCGTAGACCAATGGGCAGCGGCTATTGTGTTAGCTCTGAGCGAAGAACACCCTGGCATCCGCCTGATCGCTGTGCTCCCCTGTGAAACACAGGCCAATAAATGGTCTGTAGACCAGCGAGAGCGACACTTCAACATCTTGGCGGAATGCGACGATGTGATTACCTTAGCTGGTCACTACACACCGACCTGTATGCTTGAACGCAATCGCTATCTTGTAGACCACGCGGAATATTTGTTAGCCGTATATGATAACGGAATACGCGGCGGTACTGCCCACACCATTCGGTACGCAGAGAAAAGAGGTCGCAAGATTATATCAATTCACCCGGATACCTTGCATATTGCGACAGAGGTAGATTTAGAGGCTCTTAGGCGACGGAAGCATCTTCGGATTGTAAAATAGCCCCTTAAATGATGAAAAAGTCATCTAAATATTTTGAATAGATTCAATCTGACCAGCTATTTCCGACTTGGGAATAGCTGGTCGCATTATGTGCGAACGGAGGCAAAAGCATATGCACGAAAATATAAATACCGCCGGACTGGTGGACATACGCACCGTTTCGGTGGATAAAACTTTGCCGAAACAAAAGCGCATCGCCGAATTTATCCGGCAGATAAAAAATCCACATCAATTCAAATGTGGAGATTTCACCATAACAACCCGTTTCTCCGTAAGCGGTCCCACATTAGAGGAATGTTTAGAACGGATCATGGCTTAACTATCAAACGACAAACTCGACTTTCCCGAAATATGGCGATACAATAATGGGCGAAAAAGAGTAATGGAATAACGCCAACTCGCACCCTTTGATTTTCGGGAAGTTTGGGAAATCAATTTAAGGAGCGAATTTGGCATGGATAAAACAAGCTACAAAGCAGCAAAGTACATCCGCCTGTCCCACGCGGACGAGAAGGCAAAAGAGAGCGACAGCGTAGGCAATCAGCGCAAGATCATTGAGGGGTTTCTAAAAGATCACCCGGAGATCGAAGCGGTTTCCGAATACGTCGATGACGGTGTTTCGGGTATCATCTTCGACCGACCGGCGTTCCGGCAAATGATGGATGACATCAAAAACGGTGACATCGACTGCGTGATCGTGAAAGACCTCTCGCGCTTCGGGCGCGAATACATCGAAACGGGCCGCTATCTCAGGCGCATCCTCCCCGGCTACGGTGTGCGGTTCATCGCACTCGGCGATAACATCGACACGCTGACCGACGACAGCGACGACCTAGTTGTGTCCGTAAAGACACTCGTCAACGATTCATACTGCCGGGATATATCCATCAAAACCCGCGCCGCGCTAAACGCGAAGCGTGAGAATGGCGATTTCGTCGGCGCTTTCCCCATCTATGGGTATCGGAAAGCGGAGGATAATCGCAATCAGCTTGTGATTGACGAACACCCCGCCGCTATCGTGCGTGACATCTTCCGCATGAAGATTGACGGCATGAGCGCCTTGAAGATCGCGGACACGTTGAACGGCTTGGGCGTACTCTCCCCGCTCGCATACAAAAAGGCCAAAGGATTGCCGCATCCCAAAGGCGGCTATGCCGACAAAGATGGCGCGAAATGGAGCGCCGTTGCGGTTATTCGCATATTACAGGACGAAACATACACAGGTACGCTTATTCAGGGGCGGCAGGGTACGCTGAACTACAAAGTACGGGACTTGATTCAGAAACCTGCGCATGAGTGGAAGCGCACGGAAAGTGCGCATGAACAGATTATCCCGTTACGGGATTTTGATCTTGCCCAACGCATCATGCGGCTCGACACCCGCACAGCGCCGGGCGGCCAGAGCGTATATCTATTTTCCGGCATACTCATCTGCGGCTCTTGCGGGGCACGGATGACGCGCAAAGCCGTGCCGTACAAAGGCGTTAAGTACCACTACTATTACTGCCCCACAACGAAGCGGCGCGGGTGCATCGGCGCTGTAAATCTGAAAGAGACAAAGTTGCACGAATGTATCCTCGACAGCCTGAAAACGCAAATCTCCAACGTCACCTCGATTGACGCAATTCTGTCAGCGAGCGACGGGCGACGCGCCGCCCAAGCGACCCAGGCGCAGTATCTCACGCAGATTGCAGAGAATGAGGATCAGCTTCATACGCTGCGGGGGTTCAAGTCCTCGCTCTATGAAAATATGGTCAGTGGCCTGATCTCAAAAGATCGGTATAAGAGTTTCAAATCGGCATACAGCACCGATGAAGCAAAACTACAGAATGCGATTGCGGTGCTTCGGCAGAAGTACGAGGACGTTCGTGCCGGGAAAGGTGAGCGCCTGCGCTGGATGGAACACTTCAAGCGCTTCGATGGTCTCGCGGAACTTGACCGCCGCATGGTGATCAGCCTCATACAGAGCATCCGCATTGTGAGCAAGACCGAGCTGGAAATTACCTTCCGGTATCAGTCAGAATATGAGAAAGCCCTAGCGCTTCTCCGGAAAGGGGTGGCGTAACTATGGCGAGAAAAAGCAGGAAGCATCTCATAGATGCCGTCACCGCCCCTGAAGTAATCCCCGAGCGTGTGTACTACAATGCCGCCGCATACGTGCGCCTTTCTTCTGATGATAAGAAAAAACGTGGCGATTCTCTCGAAACACAGCGCAACATCATCGAGAACTTCGTCGCTACGATGGCCGACATCCGTATCGTAGAGGTCTACACCGACAATGATTCGACGGGCACGAACTTTAACCGTCCGGGGTTTCAAAAGATGCTGTCCGATATGGAGCACGGCAGGATCAACTGCATTATCGTGAAAGACCTCTCGCGCTTCGGGCGCGATGCGATTGACGCGGGATACTACCTCGAAAAGCATCTCCCGGCACTCGGGGTACGCTGCATCGCCGTCACGGATTCTTATGACAGTTTAGACGGCGACGGCGGAATTTTACTGCCGCTCAAGAACCTCATCAATGAGAGTTATGCACGTGATATCTCCCGCAAGTGCCGTGCGGTACAACGCCAGAACATTGCCAACGGCCGATTTGTAGGGCGGCTTGCACCGTATGGATTTAAGAAATCGTCGGATGATTGCCGTAAGCTGATTCCTGACCCGGAGACAGCCCCGACTGTACGACAGATATTCCAGTGGGCATCTGGCGGAGCAAACACATATGAGATCGCGCACAGATTGACTGACGAGGGTATTCCGACACCCGCACACCACAATTTCGCCCAAGGTTTCCACACCAGCGAGAAACTACGGGGCACTGCCTACTGGAAAGCACAGGTAGTCAGGAAGATTCTCTTTGACAGAGTTTATGTCGGCGACATGGTGCAGGGGAAAACCCGCAAAGTGAATAGAAAGCAAATCCAAGTTGACCCTTCTGAGTGGGTATGTGTGCCGAACACACATGAGCCGATTATCAGTCCCGACATATTTGACCATGTCCAAGCGTTGCGGCAAAGCGTGTACAGTAGGGCGATGGAAATTAAGCAGACCAGCACTCCGTATACGACAAATGTGTTCACAGGGAAAATACTGTGCCACAGGTGCGGCTATCCCATGCACAGAAAACGGCAAAACTCAGACGGAACATACTGGTTTCGCTGTGAATCGCAAGCGAAGTACGGCAAGAAGTCTTGCACACTTGTTTCTGTCAAAGAAGTCGATCTGAAAATTCAGATTATGACCATACTCCACAAGCAATCGGAGGCCATTTTCGGCAGGTATATATGCCTTGAGCGAAGCCTCCCTGACAATGCCGATGCTGAATTACATGAGATCAATCAGGAGCTAGACAAAGACGGGCGTATGCTTAGAAGCCTGTATGAGAACATGGTCAGCAATCTGATTACACAGGCGGAGTTCGTGCAGATGAAAGCGGATTATGAAGCGAAGATCGAGGCGTTATCGAAGAAAGCCGATGAAATCCGCAACCGTCGCTATGAGGCGAAGGCTCGTGTATCTGAGTACCGCGATGTCGCCGATGCCGCTTCTGCGATACTTTCTAACGATACGCTGACTGCCGCTCTTATGGACAGGCTGATTCAGGAAATCCGTGTGTACCCTAACAAGAGTTTTGACGTGCTGTTTCGGTTCTGTGATGAACTTGGGGAGGTGACTAAGGTTGGCTGAATATGTGATCGCAAAATACATCCGACTCTCCATTGAGGATGCGAAAACCGAGAGCCTCAGCGTAGAAAACCAACGGATTATGCTCGATAGATACATAGATCAGATGAACGTTTCCGGCGTGGAAGTCTTGGAATTTGTAGACAACGGACACAGCGGCACGAACTTCGAGCGCCCCGCCATGCAGGCGCTTTTGGAGCTGGTGCAACGGGGCCGCATTGACTGCATCATCGTCAAAGATTTATCCAGATTCGGACGCACCATCATCGAAAGCGGGTACTACATTGAGCGCGTGTTCCCCTTGTATCGTGTACGCTTTATTGCGGTTTCGGACGCTTTCGATTCCGATGCACACGAGGGCGGCACGGGCGGTCTTGAGGTTGCGTTCAAGCTCTTGGTGAATGAGCAGTACAGCCGGGACTTGTCACAGAAGATAAAATCCGCGAAACGCGCTAGAGCGCTACGTGGTGAGTTTGTCACGAAAAACTGTGCATTCGGTTTCAAGAAAGTGGGTGGTCGTCTGAAAATCGACGAACCCGCCGCAAAGACCGTGCGACTGATTTTCGAGCTGTACAAAGGCAGTCACAGCCTATCTGAAATCGCCGCGCGGCTGTGCAAAGATAAGCGCCCCACACCGGGAGAGCACAAGAAGCGTATCGCCGCCCCTTCGTGCTTGTGGAGCGCATCCCATCTCCGTCCCATACTCCGCGATGAGCAGTACATTGGCACATATGTCGCCGGAAAGACAAAAATCGTGGAAGTTGGCAACAAAAAACCTGTGCCGGTTGAAGAATCCGAATGGATACGGATTCCCGACCACCATCCGGCGATTGTGGATAAGGCAGTATTTGAGGCCGTGCGGGAGAGGATCGGGCGAAAGAGCAAACCGAAACGCAAGCGAAAAGTCGGCACATGCCAACCGTCCGGCTTCGGTGACCGTGTACACGTTAAGGTGCAGGCATCTCCCGATCATTCAGAGCAAAGAGCACAGATAGAGAGCGCAAAACGCGCACTTTATGAGAGATTTGTTCTTGGTGAGATAGACGCCGAGGCGTTCAAATCCGGGAATGTTGCGCTTGGGGCATCAGTTGCCAACCGTTCCCGGGCTATGCTATAATGCAGGATGTCCGGCGAAGGGGGGATGCCCAATGGAGAATCTGGCTGACACGACTTATGCAGTGGAGCGGATAGAGGCGGGCGTTGCTATTTGCGAGTGCTTGCGAACAGGCGCACGTATTCGTATAGATGTGAAGCACTTGCCCGGAGGTATCATAGAGGGAGATATTATTCGCCAAGAGGGGGATAGGCTTATCCTTGATCAAGCCGCAGACGGAAAACCAGCGCGCTGAAGGGGCTGTTTGATGAGGGGAGTCCCGCAATGTATATAGCAAGCGCGCCTACCTTGAGGGGTAGGCGCACTTTTGTGTAGGACTGATTGACATGCTACAAAGTCAAAGCCTGCGCTAGAAAAATTTCTTTTAGCGCAGGCTTGACTTATTCCTGGCGGAGAGAGGGGGATTTGAACCCCCGAACGGTTTTTGCCGTTACACGATTTCCAATCGTGCTCCTTCGACCACTCGGACATCTCTCCATAGCCTGCCGAGTTATTATAATGGATACCAGCAACAAAGTCAATAGACACAGCGAGCCGTATCACGGCGGACGCATGAAACGCTCACAGAGCGGAGAGCAGAACATCTGCCATGAAATCCGGGTCATACAGGCATTTGCGGCGCTTTCGGGCCAAACTCATTTTTACCGGGTAGCTTTTGAGGATGTTGAGGGCAATTTTTCGAATAACCGAGGCGTTTTCTGCCGAGTTGTCTTTTCGTGTCCGGCAGGCATCTTCATGGAACACCACATCCAAGCACCAGTGCAGACTGTTTTCAATTCCCCAGTGTGCCCGGACAGCTTTGGCGAAAATTTCCACATCTGTCAAAGAAGTGATGAAATAGCGGGTTTGCTCGCGCAAAACGTCCTTTTCCCAAACGCTGGACTTGACCGCTCCAATCGCCCGCAAACCTGCCCATTCAGGCTTTTGCCACAGCCAGTCGATCTCTGTTTCCAGAAAATATTCCCGCGTTTCAATCCGCCCATGACCCTTGTCTTTTGTGGTAACTTGATTGGATATTTCCTCGTTCTCAAAGTAAAATTTCACATCTTCGTGCAGACTCCCTTGATTCCCTTTGAGACCAAATACGTAATCTGCTTCTGTCTCGGCAATTTGCTTTGCAATCTTTTTTTGACAACCCGCCGCATCAATCGTTACGATGCAATTTTTCAATTCCAACATTTCTAAAAGCGTTGGAATTGCCTTGACTTCATTGGACTTTTCATCAGTTTTTACTTGCCCGAGAACGAGCTGATTGGCGTTTGCCCACGCACTTACCATATGTATAGCCTTCGCTTTTCCATCCCGGCTCCCACATACGGTTTTTCCGTCTATGCTGATGATTTCGCCCTTTGTTTTCTCTGACACACATCTTACCCAAGACATAAAACAGGCCTCAAATTCCTTCGGGTCGATTAACTGAAACATCCTTTGAAATGTGTCATGCGACGGAATTCCATTTTCCAAGACAAGTCCCATTTTCTCTCGAAACCAGGCCTCTTTTATCCGGCAAAAATCCTCAATGTCTCCCCAATAGTCACAGTCCATGCCAAAGAAGGTATTGACAAACGTTTCTATTTCCGATATAATCTAACGGTTCATTGATTTATAGATTTAGATAGTTGAAGCGAGGAGATCAAGTATATGTCCAAGGTAACATTCCTATCCGGCGAACATGTCCCACTCGAAATGCACAAGGTCCGCATGGTGCAGAAAATTAACCTGCGCCCTGTGGAAGAACGCCTCCAGCATATGCAAGAGGCCGGTTTCAACACGTTTCTGCTGAAAAACCGTGACGTGTTCTTAGACATGCTCACCGATTCCGGCGTCAATGCCATGAGCGAGAATCAATACGCCGCCATGTTTCAAGCAGACGACAGCTATGCGGGCTCCGAAACCTATTACCGCTTAGAGTCCGTCCTACAGGATATGTTCGGCACAAAGCATTTCTTGCCCGTCCACCAGGGCCGCGCCGCGGAGAACATCATCGCGCAGACTTTGGTCACACCCGGCAGTACGGTACTGATGAACTATCACTTCACTACAACTAAGGCCCATATCTCCATCCGAGGCGGTCTGGTCGAGGAGATCATCATAGACGAGGGGCGGAGCATCAGCAGTACCCTCCCCTTCAAAGGCAATCTGGACATCGACAAGCTCACTGAGGCCATCGCACGGCTGGGCGCAGAGAACATCAGCTTTGTCCGCGTCGAAGCGGGCACAAACCTGGTCGGCGGACAGCCGGTCTCCATGCAGAACATACGCGAAGTGTCCCGCGTCTGCCGCGCGGCAGGTATCATCACCGTGTTTGACGCAAGCCTTTTGGCGGACAATCTCTATTTTATCAAAACGAGAGACGCAGACTTTGCAGATATAGATCTCAAAGCCATCACCCGAGAGATGGGCGCACTAATGGATATCACCTATTTCTCCGCCCGCAAACTAGGCGCGGCGCGCGGCGGCGGGATTTTGACCAGTTGTGACACCCTGGCGGGTAAAATGCGGGAGATGATCCCGCTATACGAAGGCTTCCTCACCTACGGCGGCATGTCCGTCCGGGAGATGGAGGCCATGGCGGTCGGCCTCCGTGAGACCCTAGACATGGACGTCATCAGCCAGACCCCGATCTTCGTCGAAGCGCTGGCAAAGGAATTGATCGCCAAAGGCGTCCCCGTTGTCACACCGCCCGGCGGACTAGGCTGTCACGTAGACGCAGGGTCCTTCTGTGACCACATCCCGCAGCCCGAATACCCGGCGGGTGCGCTGGCCGCCGCCCTCTATATCGCCAGCGGCGTCCGCGGTATGGAACGCGGTACGATGAGTGAACAGCGCAGAAAAGACGGTACGGAGCCCCTCGCCGAGATGGAGCTGGTACGGCTGGCTGTACCCAAGCGGGTGTTCACCCTCTCCCAGATCAAATACACCGCTGACCGGCTCGACTGGCTGTATCAAAACCGGAACCTCATCGGCGGTCTGACCTTCTCAGAAGAACCCGCCGTGCTCCGTTTCTTCTTCGGCCGCCTCGCACCTCTGGGCGACTGGCCGGAGCGATTGGCGGCACAGTTCCGACGGGACTTTGGGGATAGTTTGTAATGCTAATTTAGAGACTATGCGAAGAAGCACAGGAGCGGCCGCTCTTGTGCTTCTTTTTTGTTTGGGTTGTATGCTATATATGGCCGACGAACAGGGTGCGCCGAACATGGCGCACCCCATAATCCGTATCGTTATTGCTGCCCTAAAATCGTCAGAATCTCGTCCAGCTGGTCCATGTGGAATAAGCTGTTGCGGGAGGTGAATCTATGCCATGGGCTTCCTTCCTCTATCGGTACAACCGCAACAATGTGTTGTTCCCCCGGGAAAACTGTATCAGCGAAGAATGTCACAGCAAACTCACGTCCGAAATCTCCAACATCCCTATCGCCTTTTAGAACCCGTACGACGGTGCTATTATAGATGTCGGTAGCCCCC